TTCAAAAAATTTCAGAAGGTGATTGTTTCAATGATGTGCAGTTAGCAACAACAACTTCCGAACAAAACAAAGTACAATACAAGAAAGAAAATCTACATAAAATTGGTAATGATGCATTACACTTTGATGCAAACCTATTGGCCAAATACTTACAGACTATTGGATTGGAAAGAGGCATCAATTTAATAGACGATGAAGTTGTTAATATCAAGGTTGATGATAACGATTACATAACTGGTTTTGAATTGAAATCTGGTTCACATGTGGCCGCAGACTATGTATTTGATTGTTCAGGTTTCAAACGTTTGATTATTGGTAAATTCTATAAGTCTAATTGGAATTCTTATAAAGAACATCTACCAATGAATAGAGCCATGCCATTCTTTCTACAGAATGACACCAAAGAAATACCACCATACACAGAATCAATCGCCATGAAATATGGTTGGATGTGGAAAATTCCTATCCAAGGTCGTTTTGGATGCGGTTATGTTTTTGATTCGAATTACGCAACAGATGAGGAAATCAAACAAGAATTGAAAGAATATCTTGGCCATGAAATAGTCAGTCCAAGGATGTTTAGTTTTGATCCTGGTTGTTATGATGATGTTTGTGTTAAGAACTGTGTTGCGTTAGGATTGAGTGCGAGTTTTGTTGAACCACTTGAGGCAACAAGTATTTTGAGCACAATACTTATGTTGAAATGTTGGGGAGATTTCAAAGATTCCTTGATTAATCGTGATGATATTCAAATAAAAATATTAAATCAAGTTTCAAGACGAATAAATTCCGATATTTTAAATTTCATACAGTTTCATTACTTAACAAAAAGAACTGATAGTGAATTTTGGAAGATGTTTAGAAACAAAAACAAACCCACACCATTTTTAGAAAATCTAAATGATTTTTGCAAGAATGATTTGCCAACACAGGGAGTCCTGGATTATCTGGATGCATTGGAAACATCAAGAATTGATTCAACAATTAACTTCCATGGATTGTTTAATTATTGTAGTTGGTTGCAGGTTGGATCAGGTATAAATTATTTTAATAAGGACCATGCAAAAAAATATGTTGATGAAAAACATTTGAATTTAAATTTACAAAATTTATTTGAAAAAACAAATGAAACGTTAATGGATCACTATGAATTCTTGGAGAAAACTAAGAATGCCTAATTGTATTATTATAAATGGTGGTACAACCAATCCATCCGAACACTACAGTAAAATACAAAGAACCCTTGGTGCATATAGAATTGCTTCAGCTTTAAATGAATATGGTTATTCAACCTTTGTCTTTGATTATATTGCACAATTTAATGTTGAAGAAATTATACAAGTTTTAAAAAATAAATTGAATGAAGAAACTTTGTGGGTTGGATTCAGTTCAACTTTCTTTTGGCCAAAAAATGTCAATCATTTTTTAAAAAATAAAGATGAAAAAACAGAACAATACAAAATGATAGATGAAATGTATTGGGATATGGATTATTCAAACATTAAAAAAATAATAGATTTCATAAAGAATAATAGTAAAGCAAAAATTGTATATGGTGGTTCAAAAGCACAATTTTCTATGTGTGATAAAAATATAGATTATTATGTATTAGGTAACGCTGATGTATCAATATTGGATTTAACAGACTACCTTGCTGGAAAAAAACCAAAAATAGAACATCTGGAAGAAATAGACATTGATGGTGTAACTTGTTTTAAGATAGACTCATTTAAATATCCCGAACCAAAAATGGACAATCTAACAACAAAATGGTGGGATGAAAATTTTAATGTTTTGCCGGGTGAAAGTTTGCCAATCGAAATGGCCAGAGGTTGTATTTTTAAATGTAAATTTTGTGCCTATCCATTACTAGGTAAGAAAAAGGGAACTTATTTACGTTCTGCTGATGAGATAAGAGATGAATTAATACAAACATATGAATCAATAGGCACAACTTCTTATTCTATAACTGATGATACTTTTAATGATGATAATGAAAAACTTGAAAAATTGCATAAAATTTTTACAAATTTACCCTTTAAAGTAAAATTGTCATGTTATCTTAGAATAGACTTGATGAATAAGTTTCCACACCAAGCACAACTATTATCTGAAATGGGTTTAGTTGGTGCATTTTTTGGTATAGAAACTCTACAAGCGGAAAGTGCAAGAGCTATTGGTAAAGGTTTACCTCCAAATAAAGTGAAGGATAGACTATATTGGTTATCAGAACAGTGGAAAAATAAAGTTAACATGAGTTCTGGTTTTATTTTAGGTTTACCGTATGACACCACAAAATATTTTGATGAGTTGTTTGATTGGACAATGAAAGATGATAATCCATTACAAGATATTATGTTTTATCCACTCTTGTTATTCAAATCAACAAATAAAGACTTGGAAAGGTACAGTTCGGAATTTAGTTTAAATTCTGAGATATATGGTTATGAATTTGATACCATCTCAAATTGGAAACTACCGTCACAGGATTTGACATATGAAAGTTGTAAAAGTACCAGTGAATATTTCTATCAATTCCGTAAACACAAAAATAAAATATCTGCATTTGCTATGCATGATGTGGCCAATTTAGGTATTTCGTATGAGGATATGTTCAAATTTACAGAATTTGAATTAATTGAAAAATATAATATACCAGAATTAAATCAAATGAGAATTCAAGAATATAAAAATTTAATTTTATGAAAATAGAAAACATTTTTGGCCAAAAAATAATCAGAATTCAGTGTGAAGATGAAACACTTTATAATAATGAGTATTTAAACAAGAGTGTAAATCACCTTTTCAATATGCCAACTGTCATAAACAGAAAAAAAGAAGATAATGGTGATTCGCATAAAGGTGCAGGTTTCACAACAGTTGGCCAACCATATCTTGATTTAGTTTATTTACCTGGTTCCTCCAGATTGGTAGAATGGCTTACACAAAAATTAATTTTGGTACATAAAGAATTTGGTATTGACAAAGAAGTTAAATCCGTGTATTATAAGAGGAGTTGGGCTAACAGACTTCTTTTAGGTGGCCAAGGAATGTGTCATAATCATATTAAGTTGGACAATTATATGAAAGTGATGACAAATCACTCCGAAGAAAACTTTTGTCCTGATGCTGTGGCCATATTGTATGTCGATGTACCAGAAGGAAGTTCCGATTTGGTTTTTATACGCAATGGAAAAGAAGATACATATATTGATGAGTATGAAGAATCAGATACTCATCGTTTAAAACCAAATAAAGGAGAGTTGATAATACATTCACCAGAAGTATGGCACGCAGTTAGTGTACACAAGAGTGAGTTGCCACGTAATGTGTTTGTATTTGATATAGATTATGTTTAATTATTGTCCACCAAAAGAGATTCCAAAAATTGAATCTCAAACTTTTCCAGACGGGAAAAGATATTATGTCACACCAGAAGGTAAGAAGTTACCATCAGTGACCACAGTGGTAGGTGCTCAGAAAAAAGAGGCCATCATGGCATGGCGCCGTAGAGTTGGTGAAGAAGTTGCAAACAAAATCTCCAAACATGCTACGTCCCGTGGTACTAATATGCACACCATGTGTGAATACTATCTGAACAATGAAACAAAACCACCAGGTACTGTTATGCCTGATGCCAAAGAGATGTTCATATCAATCAAACCGTATCTAAACAAAATCAATAACATACACTACCAAGAGGTCGGATTATGGTCCGCACAACTAGGATTGGCAGGCCGTGTTGACTGCATTGGTGAGTATGAAGGTAAGTTATCAGTCATTGATTTTAAAACATCAAAGAAGATTAAACAACGTGAAGATATTTTGGATTATTTCTGGCAATGTACTGCATATGCATTGATGTATGAAGAATTGGTTGGTACACCTATTGATGATTTGATTATCATTATGGCCGTGGACAATGAATCACCAATGATTTTCCAAGAAAAGACACAAGACCACATTGAAGGCCTGGTTAAAGCAATTGATTATTACCATAAAAACAGTTGACAGACTAAATAATTTCATGTATAATGTGAAGTTATGGTTGTATGAAGCAACTAGAAATGTGTTCTGGACGGGGGTGCGAATCCCCCCAGGTCCACCATAAGAGGTCTAATGAGTATAAGCTGTCCTTACTTAAACACTGATGAACTTTGTAGCATCTATGAAACTCGTCCTAGTTGTTGTAGAAACTTTCCTAATAGAAATACAGGAATGTTTTGTTCAGAAACTAAATGTGTTTATGATGCACTTGGTAATTTAGATTGTGCTAACTGTAAAGATAAGTGTTGTAAGCATTTAGAAATGGAAGTATTTGATATTAAACTATTAGATATTTCTTGTTCGACTTGTAAGGAAACTTACTGTTCGAAATAGACTTTTTATGATGGGCCTGCATAGTTTCGACAGGGCAAATAGTATAGAAGTGGACAGCTCATCAGAGAAGATGTTAAAACTAAAACAAACGTAAATGCAAACGATAGCTCTTATGAGTACGCATTAGCAGCCTAAACACTGCTTAGGGTTTTTGGTAGTTTATCCTCGTAACAGAATTAAACTACTACATATTCATGATTATCTCTGCTTGACATTTCATACCTTTTCCATATATAATCCAGTTGCAACATTTCGTTGTGACATTATAGGAGAACTAATATGAAATGGTCTACACCTGCAGCAAGTGATATGCGTTTTGGTTTTGAAATCACTATGTACATCGCTAATCGTTAAAAGAGTTTTGGTGGGTTTACTCTATAAGAAACCCACTATTTTGTTCAACAACTAGGAGTTACAATTGAAAAAAGTAGTATTAGCAACAGTTCTCGCAGCAGCATTCAGTTTGGCACAAGCCGGCGGTTATACATCATTAGAATATTCTAATGAAACTAATCGTGCAACAAATGTAGACAACATCAAAGAAGGTTTGGTTGTCGGTATGAAAGATGGTGCAATGGATTACAGTCTTAAAATGGAAAACAGCCAAACAGAATTTGGTAGTGGTTCTATTTCCCAAGGCATGGAAGTTCGCATTAAGAGAACATTTGATATGTTCTATCTTGGTGGTCGTTTAGGTGAAAAAGTATCTAGTTCTACACACTTTAGTCATTACGCTATTGATGCAGGAGTTAAAATTCCTCTAGGCGCTGGCTTAACTGGTGATGTTGGTGCTCGTTATCGTGATGCATTTGATACATCAAACAGCTACACCACACAACGTGCTCACGTTGCAGTTGGTTATGCACTCACCAAACAAGATGCAGTTGCAGTTCGTTGGAGCCGCACTTGGGGTGATGAAGAAAAAGATGCGTGGCGTTTACAGTACACACGTAGTTTCTAATTGGATAAATAAGTATATGGGTTCGGTGGGGCCCATTCAAAAAACCACCGCTACACTTACACATCACAGGAGAAAACTATGTCAAACATGACACCTTTTGAAATCCGTCTTGAACTATTAAAAATGGCCAGAGACATGTTATATGATTCTTACAACGCAGAACGTGACCGCATATCTCAAGGCTGGCACATGCAATGCGAATCGGCAAAGTCTAAGGGTGAAACACCACCTGAACATCCGGCACTGCCAACTATCCCCTCAGAACAAGACATTATCAACAAGGCTCATACCTTAAATGGTTTCGTGTCTAATATTTCGGTACCTGAAGTCAAGGTCACCAGAAAAACTACCTGAGGGTTAAAGGGGGTTTCCCCCTTTTAACACACACAAGGAGTAAAGATGAGTAAATTCTTATCATCTGTTTTAGTATCATTGTTAATTGTTTTTCCTATATCATCACAACAACAAACCTTTGCGTTTGAACAAATCGTTGCACAAGACCTCGGCAAGCAAGTTCTTTGCATGGCCAAAAACATATATTATGAAGCTGCAAGTGAATCTTTTGAAGGTAAATTGGCAGTAGCACAAGTTACCATGAATCGTGCAAACAGTTCTCTATTTCCATCCAACGTATGTGATGTGGTATACCAAAAAACTGGTAGCACATATCAATTCAGTTGGGTTGGTGAAAAGGTAAGCGAAGTCAGAAACAAATATGCATGGGAAGAATGCCTGATTGTCGCCAAAAAGGCCTTGACACAAGCAAAGTTACATGATACAATCTACAGAACGAAATCAATGTACTACCATAACACCTCGGTAAATCCAGGTTGGAAATTGAAGTATGTTGCAAAGATTGGTAACCATTTATTTTATACGAGATCCTGATGCCTACAAAGAATGAGATTAGTGAATTTAGTGACTTGATAACCAAACTATCATATACTCTTGGTACTACACACATGGATGCAATCATCCATCATTGTGAACAGACGGGTATGGAGGTCGATGTTGCATCAACATTAGTCTCCAGTGCTCTGAAAGCCAAAATCAGAGAAGAAGCCCAAGACCTAAATCTACTGAAAAGAAGTTCTCAATTGCCCCTATGACCGAAACGACAGGATTTGAAGCGTATGCCATCTACCAAAGCATTAAACTTCATTTTACTTCTGATTCTTACGATTTTTTTCGCTATAACGGAAAAACCAACGTATCAAAGGACAACTTTGCAAATAACAAAGCCAAGTATTCCTTTTACAAGCTTTCCAGAAAATATAACGTAGATGAATTGAAGTACTTCTATATTGCCAACTTTTTGGAAACCAACGTAAATTGGATTGGTGACATATCTGGCATTGAAGGTGAAGAAAATTACAAAAAATGGCAAAAAAGAAACCAGAGCTTGACTTATAGGTTCGAACAAGATATAATGGGTCTATTCGCAGCAACACAATCACCTAACGAAATGTTGGTAGTTGTAGATGGACAATATCCATTGTTGTTGAGAGAGATGACTTATGGCAACATTAACATTGAGACGGTGTGTATACTTAATGACATTATGAATTTTTTACCTATGTGGAACAAAAAGATAACAGATGATGTTATCTGGCCTACATGGAAAAGAAAAATTGAAAAGTACACACCGTTTCTTGTTTACGATAAAGATAAGTTTAAGACTATTTTAAAAGAAAGTTTGAGAGAACATGCCTAAAATTAATTGCATCTATTTGGATATGGATGGCGTTATTGCAGATTTTGAAAAGAGATATCTGGAATTGTATGGTGTAACACCACAACAAACCAGAAACAACAAAGAGTTTGGTGGTTTCTTTAATAAATTCATTGAAGGTAACAACTTTACAACACTGGATTTGATACCTGATGCAATGGACTTAGTTCGGGCACTGCGGAATGCATTGCCACCCACTCAGATTCTATCCTCCACGGCTAGTACTGACAGGCATGAAGCAATCTCTAAACAAAAGATTCAATGGTTGGAAACGCAAGGAATTGACTTCCAACGTAACTTCGTTCCAGGTAAGGAACTAAAGAAAAGATATGCAAGAATAGATACGTTAATCATTGACGATACCGAAAGTATTATTGATGATTGGCGTGCTGCAGGTGGTGTGGCAATCTTACACAAGAATGTTGCTGACACCTTGGTCCAGTTGAAGTTTATACTTGACGAGGCCTAAATAATATTATATAATGCATCATGTGGACAATCCGTTTATATTCCGTTAATACTAGAAAGGTAAATCATGGTAGATTTTTCAAATCTTAAAAAGAGTTCAGGCAATCTGGACAAATTGAAATCAAAAGTGGCAGAGCTCAACGCCTCCACAGAAGGTAAGTCCGATAAAGAAAATTATTGGCGACCAGAAGTAGACAAAGCCGGCAACGGCATGGCTACAATCCGTTTTCTCCCCGCAGCAGCAGTTGATGGTGAAGATGGTCTTCCTTGGGCCAAAATCTTTGGCCATGGTTTTCAGGGACCAGGTGGTTGGCTTATTGACAACTGTTTGACAACTAAAAACCAACAATGTCCTGTATGTGAACACAACAGCAAATTGTGGAACTCAGGCATTGAAGCAAACAAGGACATTGTACGTAAACAAAAGCGTAAACTGAATTACATTTGTAACGTGTATATCGTATCTGATCCTAAGCATCCAGAGAATGAAGGACAAGTTAAATTGTTCAAGTTCGGTGCCAAGATTTTTGAGAAGATTACTGGTGCGATGAATCCGGCCTTTGAAGATGAAACACCAATCAATCCGTTTGATTTGTGGAAAGGTGCCAACTTCAAGTTGCGTATCACTAAGGTTGCTGGTTATCAGAACTACGACAAATCCGAATTTATGTCATCATCTGTATTGTTGGATAACGATGAACAGATGGAGAAAATTTGGAAGTCACAATACTCATTGACTGAGTTGACGGCTGACAAAGAATTCAAGTCATATGATACTTTAAAATCACGTTTGGATAAAGTACTTGGTTTGAATGCTAGTGATGAAGGTGATGCTCCTCGAGCACGTACCACAGTTGAACAAGCAAGGTCTGTACTTAACAAGCCAGTTCCAGCAATTGATATTGCAGATACTGATGTTGATGATATGGAATACTTTGCCAAGTTAGCAGAAGATTAAAACGATTCCCTGACCGTTTAGACCCCGCCTAGTGCGGGGTTTTTTGTTTATATCATCCTAGTAGAAGCAGCAATCAATTCATTATATGTTGGTTCTTCATTTCTCACCGATATTTGACTAGGCATTAATCCACTTCTTCCCTTACTGCGTGAATTCATGGCAACGTTGTTGGTTTTGGACATTCTCTCTCCAGAATTACCTGAGTTATCCGATGGCA